CAGGACCCCATTGTTCAGATGCAGATGCAGGAACTTCAACTCAAGCAGCAAGACCTTCAACTCAAAGCGCAGAAACAGCAGATTGAAGCCGCTGCTAAGGCCGATCAGATTGAGATTGAAAAAGAACGGATTGCGGCCCAGAAAGAGATTGCTGCCATGCAAGTCGCGGCTTCTGCAGCCGCTACAAGGGACAAGCTACAAAAGAACCAGCAGCTTGAAGGGGTCAAACTTGGCGCTGACATCGCCAAGCATCGGGCGCAGATAGCCATACAAGCCATGCAGCGTCAGCAGCCTAGAAAGGATAAATCTTGAACGAGCTAAAAGTTTTGGCGCATGTAGCCAAAGAAATTGACAGGATAAGAGCCGACAACATTTCTTTTTTAGGCTCTGGTCGCGCAATCAACTTTGACGAGTACCGAAACGTCTGCGGGATCATCCGGGGTCTGAGCCTTGCAGAGTCAATCATCAATGACCTCGTGCAACGAATGGAGCGTTCTGATGACTGATTTTGCGGGTGCTATCGACCTTGCGCCGCTGTTGAGCAAGGCCGCTGAAGAGAAGGCCAAGCAGTTGCCTGACCCAAAAACGTATCACCTTTTAACCGTGGTTCCAGATGCTATGGAGGAGTACGCAGACAGTGAGGTGGGGCTCGTCAAATCTGACAAGACCATGTACTATGAGGAAGTACTCACTCCGGTGCTATTTGTTGTCAAGATTGGGCCTGACGCCTACTCTGACAAAACCCGATTCCCCAATGGACCATCGTGCAAGGTCGGTGACTTCGTCATCGTCCGACCCAATTCAGGCACCCGCCTGAAGATTCATGGCCGCGAGTTTCGCATCATCAACGATGATTCGGTCGAGGCTGTTGTTGAAGACCCGCGCGGTATCACCCGCGCTGCTTAAGGAAAAAACATGGCCACAACTGAATACAAGGGCGAAGAATTTGAGTTTCCTGATGAAAAAGAAGCCAAAGAAACTGCCAAGCAGCAGACTGCTGCTGACAATGATTTTGAGGTAGAAATAGAGGACGACACTCCCGCCAAAGACCGTGGGCGTCCTGTGATGACTCAACCCGTAGACGAAGTTACGGACGAAGAGCTGGCCTCGTACGACGAGAAAGTCCAGAAACGAATTAAAAAATTTACCCGTGGATATCACGACGAGCGTCGAGCCAAAGAAGAGGCTATTCGCGAGCGTGAGGCAGCCGAGACTTTTGCTCGGCAGGTCTACGAGGAGAATAAACGGCTGCAAGAGCAGTTAGCCAACGGCAGTCAAGCCTACATTGCGCAGTCCAAGACGGCGGCTGAAGCCACCTTGAGTGCTGCTGAAGAAAAGTATCGTAAGGCGTACGAATCTGCTGACGCAGACGCCATGATCGCGGCGCAGAAAGAGATTGCCAAAGCGACTTATCAGATAGAGCAGGCCCAGAAAATGCGGCCTGTAGAGGTAAAAGAACCGAAAATTGCGCCTGCTGCCCCCGCAGCACCGCAGCCCAAACTGAGTGAGCGGACCCAAAGCTGGCTGGCTGAAAACAACGACTGGTTCGGAAAAGATGAAGAAATGACAAGTGCCGCGATGGGGCTTGACAGGAAACTTCAACGCGAATATGGTCCAGATTACATTGGTACGGAAGATTATTTTCGGACGATTGACCGTACCATGCGTAAACGATTCCCCGAACATTTCGGGAGCGATGATGAACCGGCTAAAGAGGAAGAACCTCCGCGCCGTGCAGCAAAACCTGCTTCGGTAGTGGCTCCGGCTGCTCGTAGCACACCGCCTAACCGCATCAAGTTAAAGGCATCTGAAGCCGCTATCGCAAAGCGCCTTGGGGTTCCGATTGAGTTGTATGCGAAACAGGTTGCTCAGCTTAAAAGAGGTGAATAATGGATCAAGTCAAGGCTCAAAACCGACTTTCCCGTGAATTGGAAACTCGTACGACAACTCAGCGCCCCACAGCGTGGCGTGCGCCTGAGACATTGCCGACCCCTGACGAACGCCCTGGCTGGAGGCACCGTTGGGTGCGTACCGCCACTATGGGCACTCCTGATCCTGGCAACATCTCATCTAAGTTGCGTGAGGGGTATGAGCCCTGCAGAGCAGAGGACTATCCCGAAATGATGATGCACGCGTCTATGGAAGGTCGCTTTAAAGGCAACATTGAAATAGGCGGATTGTTGCTTTGCCGTATCCCAACAGAGTTTATGGAGCAGCGCTCCAAGCACTATGAGGACCAAAACAAGGCCCAGGTGGAGTCGGTAGACAACAACTTTTTGCGCGAAAGTAACCCAAAGATGCCTCTTTTCTCTGAGAAGAAGTCCAAGGTTACTTTTGGTTCTGGTTCTTAAATCTAGGAGTCTTTCATGGCTTACCCGACCGTTGACAAGCCTTATGGCTTGAAGCCGATCAATTTGATCGGTGGGCAGGTGTTTGCCGGAGCAACTCGTCAACTCGTCATTGCAAATACGTCTGGTACTGGCTACGGCACCAACATTTTCTATGGCGACATTGTTAAGATTGTTTCTGGTGGCACCATTGAAAAGGACACTGGCACTACGACCGCTACTCCCTGTGGCGTGTTTTTAGGCTGTCAGTACATCAGCGCCGTCACTGGCCAATTGACTTTCGGGCAATACTACCCCGCAAGTTTGTCGGTCAAGGTTGGTTCTATCATTCAGGCATTTGTTGCTGACGATCCCTCTCAACTGTTTAAGGCTGTGCTGGTTACTGGCACTACCGTTGACGGTAACGGTTTAACCCCGGCTTTCCTGGGTCGCACCGTGATTGGATCGAATGCTCAGTTGGTACAAAACACTGGTTCGACTACGACTGGTGATTCAACCGTTGGCGTGTTTACCGCCGCCGGTGGTACCACTACGGCTACGCTGCCAATCCGCATCGTTGATGTGGTGCCTGATACCGCTAACTCGTCTGGCAACTTCTGTGAATTGATCATCAAGTTCAATGCACCGAATGTGGCTGGTCAGACTGTTGATGGCGGTCATCAGTATCTCAACCCGACTGGCGTCTGACCGAAGGAGTAATTTAAAATGGCTATTTCACGCGCACAACTGCTGAAAGAGCTGCTCCCCGGCCTGAACGCATTGTTCGGTTTGGAGTACGCTCGCTACGGCGAAGAGCACAAGGAAATCTACGAAACTGAGACTTCCGAGCGCTCATTTGAAGAAGAAACCAAGTTGTCTGGCTTCTCCGCCGCTCCGGTGAAGAACGAAGGCGCTGCGATTGCTTATGACAATGCGCAGGAAACTTGGACCACTCGCTATACGCACGAAACCGTCGCTTTGGGTTTCTCAATTACCGAAGAGGCAATTGAAGACAACCTGTATGACAGCCTTTCGGCTCGTTATACCAAGAGTCTGGCTCGTGCAATGGCATACACCAAGCAAGTCAAGGGCGCTGCAGTCCTGAACAACGGCTTCTCTGCCAGCTACCCCGGTGGCGACGGCGTGGCCCTGTTCTCGACAGCACACCCGCTGGTGTCTGGTGGTACCAACAGCAACACACCCGCTACACAGGCTGATCTTAACGAGTCTTCCTTGGAAGCCGCCGTTATTCAGATCGCCGCGTGGACGGATGAACGTGGCTTGTTGATCGCTGCCAAGCCAGTCAAGCTGGTGATCCCGCCCGCGCTGATGTTCGTTGCCAAGCGTCTGCTTGACACTGAACTGCGGGTGTCTACTGCTGATAACGACATCAACGCTATCAAGCAGATGGGTGCAATCCCAGGTGGCTACACGGTCAATCACTTCTTGACCGATACCAATGCGTGGTTCCTGACCACGGATGTGCCTAATGGTCTAAAGCACTTTGTTCGCTCCCCGCTGCAAAACAGCATGGACGGCGACTTTGACACCGGCAACGTGCGTTACAAGGCCCGCGAGCGTTATTCGTTCGGTTGGTCTGATCCGCTGGGAATGTTTGGTTCTTCGGGTTCGTCCTGATCTACTGAGCTAAAAAGGGGGCTTTTGCCCCCTTTTCTTTTTCTTGCACTGGGTGTATAAACCCAACAGTCCCAAGATTTCAACCTGCTTGCTGACCGGCTTGGCGGACTGACCTCACAGACAGCAAGCTCTACATGAGGAGCCTTCGATGGCACGCACCACTTTTACTGGCCCAGTCGTTTCTCAAAACGGCTTCATCCAAGGCCACCAAATCACCACGGATAACGCGGTTAACGCTACTGCGACAGCTACTGCTGCTCAGGTTGCTTCCGGGTATATCACCTCCACCTCGGCTGCTGCGA